AGATTACTTCGACTCGTGCAGTAAATTTGACCGCATCGTTCAAACCGCCGAAAAAAATGCGGAATATTACGACAAAAATATAAAATTTATACAACAAAAACTGCAATTTCAAAACATGGCAAATGGCGAGGAAAAGGACAAACTTGGGATAGAAATTAAACACAAAAATGCGTGTTTTCGATTAACGAAAAATTACTGCGCTACCGACGAAACAATCCACAATTTCATATACGCCGAAAAAAAAATATACATTCTTACCCCCGTCGATGATGTGGGCACCCTTCAATACTGCCCCACATTGGGATATAAACTTCAACTTGAACGGGCCATCCCAACTCAAATACAGTCAATTTTCAATAATTTAACTGCGCTCTATGATTTGCGAAAAAGCGATGTTATCGACAAATGCATAAGCGATCTTTATTTGTTTGTAGAGCAACGACAATCCTTCGTCGAACCTGCGAAAGAATTTCGCGACCTATACTACACTCACTACACGATACCGGGATGTATTCTAGATACGACAGAGATCATTCGAGCAATCAAGGACGAAACGGACATCATTCAAGATAATATTTGCGACATTATGTCGTTCCTAAACGATGGGACATTGTCGAAATATCAGATCGACGAACTCGTATACAATACGATGTAAATAACAAATTGAAAACTACACCTTTGCGCATTTCTAAAGAGATGCGCATGGAACCGTTACTTTTCGCTGATGAAAACGCTCCAGAATGGGCGTTTTCATCAGCGAAAAGGTGTAAAATCCTATTTTTTTTATGTCGCATACATCAAGCCCGCGTTGCCGCCGACAAACGTAACAACGTTGATTCGCTCCTCAATCACATACAAATTGTAATTGTAGTTGTAGATCCGCCACGTCGGTTTGTTGATCCCGACAATCTCGCCGCTCTCCGGATCACATATCGTAAGCACTTGCGCCAACGGATCGAGTGGCGGAGTTATCGTCGTGAACTCGAACTGTATGTCGGTGAACCGATTCATGTTCATTGCGCCCGATGGCTGCAGATCGTAGGGCGAAGTGTTCAAACAAAAGTTGTAACAAAACAATCCATCGGGCGCGTTTCCCCCCGTCCTTGTGAATTTCTCAACGTAATTGAAAACTCCAGCCGGTAGGATGTTCTCTCGATATTGACCGTCGAGAAGTATTCCTAGACCCACCAAGATATCTTTGATGTTCTGGGGATTGTATACGCCGCTCACCATAAGGCCCGATGGCGATCCGTCTGGATTCGTACCAGGACCCAAGGTCGCTGGAGTATACGGAGGCTCGGGGTTTGGGAAAGGTCCGCTTGGGTCGGCCGGCACCTCGCCGTATGGCATTGAATTGTATGGCCAATTTGTGTAATTCGACCACTCGTTGCGCAAATTCACGTCGGATCTTTGAAAGTAAAACATCCAGCTGCTCACCAATCCCAACGAATCCATGTCCACCTTGTTTTGTCCAGTTACATTGTAAAAAACTCTCTCGTGGGCTTGCCTGAACATATACTTTTGCTCGTTCTTTGCAAACAATCTCGATTCATCGTTCGAGAGAAAACAATACGTGCAGTTTAGATTTATGTCGGCATTCCACACCGACCGCGTATCCAGATAAGAATCAATCGCCAAATTTATATCGGGTGGTGTCTGCAGGAACCGATACATTTGCATGTAGAATTGATTGAAATTGGGGGCAACATAAGGAAAATTATTGGCTACGTCGTACACGTCGCGAATTCGAAACAACTGATTGATGGGGCGAAACGTAACGTGAATTTGGAGCTCATTGTATTGAAGGGAGACAAGAGGAAAAGCTTGTTGCGTCTTCAAGTTGAACCAGGCGCCCATGGGTATGTATAAAATTCGACCGTTGATCGACGGCTGCGCGCCGGCCGGACTGGCCGTATAATACGCATTTGGATACGAACCCGAATTGTTAAGTGCCGGATCGTTCAACTCGGGAACATTGCCTATCATCTCGTTGAACAAATTTTTTTTGTCAGTATTAAAATCTCTTTGGATAACGGATAGCAAATATTGACCGGAAAATTCCTGGAGGGTTTGGTTGCCGCAAGTGATTCGTATGTTGCTGATCATCTGTGCTCCCAGATTGTCGATCCATTTGAACTCGTATGGCTGCCAGTTGGTATACGTATTGTTCACCGTTTGGGGCGGAAGAATGGGGGACCATATGTTTGGCAGAGAGACTGACAAATAACAGTCCATCAAGAGATCCGCATATCGCTTCACTTTAAACACAAACGTCGATTCTTCGGTCAGTCTCAGTTGCGGCGTCCCCTCGTAATCCAACCTGAAATTTTGTTTTCCGTAATTTGTGTATTTTTGAAAGGCGCTCTTCCAAAATGTCTTGCTTGGGTTACCATTTAATATTATATTTTGCTGACCTTCGCTCACTAAATTCATTAGTCCACCAGCCATATAGATATATAATTATTTATTTTTTAAACCCTTTGGTGTTTATTGCACTAAACTACAAATGAAAAAATAAAAAGGTATATTAGAGAATGTCAACGAAATTGAATGATATTGTAAACACACTCAAAAATCTAAACGAGGATTTCGTTTCGTATATGATTTTAGCGATGATATTAATTATTCTATTGGTTTTGGTGTTGTATATAATAAAATTAACGCGACTCAACAATACTGAGTGCAGTTACATGAACAATCTGTATTCGACCGTCGATGGAAATATATCTCCCATATCATCGGGCGTAAGCGATTTAAGTGGAAATTTATACGATTACTACATCAAAACTGCTTACAATGCGTGCAGCGGTGGTTCGTACAAAAACGATGTGGTCGACATTTGCAATTTAAAAGCAGTGATTAAGCAAGGCGTCCGTTGTCTGGATTTCGAGATTTATTCAATCGATAATCAACCCGTCGTCTCCACCAGCACAAACGACAGTTTTTACGTGAAAGAAACGTTCAACAGCGTGAGTTTCGCGTCGGTTATGAAAACTATCCAGGATTATGCTATGGGGAGCCCGGGAACGACTTCGAGCGCGTCGAGCTTGACTTGCCCCAACTTGAGCGATCCGCTGATAATCCATTTGAGGTTCAAGTCAAACAACCAAAAGATGTATTCAAATCTAGCGGATGTCTTCAAATTGTACAGTGGCTACATGCTTGATGGAACACACAGCTACGAAAACAAAGGGATCAACATAGGTCTTCAACCGCTGTTGAGCTTTCAAAACAAGATTATACTCGTCGCCGACAGGAGCAACAATTCGTTTGCGGACAACACCGATTTGATGGAATTTGTGAACTTGACGAGCAATTCGATGTTTATGCGCGCGTATCCATATTATGCAGTAAAGAACATACAAGATATTGCGGAGCTCACACAATACAATAAAACTGGGATGACAATTGTGTTTCCGGACAAAGAAATAGATCCGCCGAACCCTTCTGGGATACTGGCGAGAGAAATGGGGTGCCAAATGGTTGCAATGCGATACCAGAAGGTCGACAATTTCCTGAAGGAAAACAAATTGTTCTTTGATCGGTGCGGATATGCGTTTAGTTTGAAACCGGCAAATTTGCGAAATCAACCTATCTTGGTCCCGACACCTACACCGCAAAATCCGCAGTTGTCTTATGCTACTAGAAACATCACAACGGATTTCTATAGTTTTAACATCTAATACTTGTAAAAAAAACGTTTCAAAACAGTGTAATGTTGTTGGACAAACAATGATTCTATTTTTCACATAACTGTAATTGTGTTACCTATTTGATAACACTTTGAAGTCATCATATGGAAAATACGTTTTGTAATATTTAGTTGGTGACATTTGAATTGGGTCTTCTTCAATTTTCAACAATAAATTGGATGCTGCCATCATTTTTTCGGTTGCAATCAAAGTTTGAAAAATTGATTTGTCAACATAAACTCCATTAATAATAATGTATTTTGCTAAATATTTACAATTTTTATCAATACTTGATTTATCCTGATTTTTACAGTCACAAGCATTCAAATACTGCTTCTGGTGATATTCGTCCTCAATTATATATTTTGTAAAATTTTCAGTATCTAAACTAATGAATGCATTCAATAACGCCTTGCGCTTTTTAAACGGAACATTACGAATATCATACATGTGACCAAAATCATAAATAACAATTTGCAAGTTATTTAAATCGCCGCGAATTCCGTAGTTTCCATAATGTAAATCGGCATGTAAAAGCCCATGATAAATCCCAATATGATATATCGAGACTATCCCGTGTAAAGCTTTCAGCAATACATGTTTATTCAAATGACTGCGTCCTTTCAAAACTAATGGTTGCGATGGTTCATATTCCATAACTAAACATTCAACCGATTTATCCAACATTCGCGGGATAACAAACAAATTATTTTCCGGTCTTGTATTCTTATGAATTAACTTCTTGAATAGCTTTCCATTATCATATTCTTTTTGGAAATCAAGTTGTTCCTCGATCCCTTCAAAGAAATTATCACAAACTTGTTTTAGTATAACAGGCAGAAACGGGATTGTGTTGCGAATGTTCCTATAGCTTGAAACTGCATCCATAACTTCCTCTTCAACATTCGGGTGTTTGATTTTGATGCACACATCTCCCAATCGATATACTTGAGCTATGGTTCCTGAACCAATAAGTTCCATTTGAGACAAATCATATTTGTTGCCGAAATCCTTGCTGATGACTTTCTTAGAATATGAATCGGAGTGCTTGGGACAATCACATAAAATATCTTGGAGTTCAATTGCTAAATCACTGCCTATCAAATCCTCTTGACCAGACAACGTCTGTGCAAACTTTTGCCAAACGGGTCCGGCTTCTTCAATCATCTGTTTCATCTTTTTAATACTGGCACGTTTGTCCCATGTTAGGTTGTATTGAATGACAGAAGTCAAAAACCAAAATAAGTTCATTATATAATAATCATTATATAATAATAATCAAGTGTTTACATTGAGCATGTAAAATTAGACGTTTGAAATGTAAAAGGTGTAAATCTTCAAGGGTGCAAAATGTCCTAATGTTCATTTTTTTTTATCGACAACAATTCAAATGTTGTTTTGGTCCGCTTTTTCTAAAAGTGGGTTTTTTTAAAGTCTACGTATAGTATAGATGAAGACAAAGCGCGGGGGTGCCGCCCATACAAAATGTGATAAATCGTTAACATTTCAAGAATGCGAGTTGGCAATTTTAAGAACTGCCATAGATTTAGCCGAAGAAAAAATAGGAAAGAAATTGGTGAACACGCCCGAAGTTCAAGACATGATTCAAATTGTCGAGGATTTCATCAAAAAGAAGAATCTAATTTGTTACGGCGGCGTTGCGATAGATGCGTTGCTACCAGAACAGGATAAGATCTACAACAAAGATATCGAACTGAGCGATTACGATTTCTTCACCTCAAACGCACTCGAAGACGCAAAGGAACTCGCAGACATTTACATTCAAAAAGGTTACACTGAAGTAGAAGCAAAGGCCGGCAGCCACAAGGGCACATTCAAAGTATTTTGTAATTTCTTGGCGGTGGCGGACTTGACTTACATTCCAAAGGAGCTGTTTAACGCGATTAAACGAGATTCTGTCAGGATCAAGGGCATTTTATATTGTCCTCCAAATTTTTTAAAAATGTCGATGTATCTCGAGCTTTCGAGACCCGCCGGACAAATCGACCGATTCGAAAAGGTGTTCAAGCGCCTCACTCTGTTAAACAAGTATTATCCACTGACATCAGCAATATGTGACAAGGTAGATTTCCAGAGAGAAATGAGTGACACCTCGCGCGAGGATGAGATATTCGAGAATGTGCGAAGCACCCTAGTGAATCAGGGTGTCGTCTTCTTTGGAGGATACGCGATCTCCCTATACTCCAAGTATATGCCCCATAAATTACAAAAACGCGTAGAACACATTGCGGACTTTGAGGTGTTGTCAAACGACCCGGACACGACGAGCGACATCGTAAAGGAGCGCCTCAAAGACATTGGTGTCTCAAATGTGACGATCGTGAAACAGAAACCGATCGGGGAGATTATTCCAGAACACTACGAAATCAAAATCGGCAAGGACACGATTGCGTTTATTTACAAACCAGTAGCTTGTCACAGTTACAATGTGATCAATATTCACGGCCAACAAGTGAAAATTGCAACAATTGACACAATGTTGAGTTTTTTTCTTGCGTTTTTGTATGCCGACAGACCGTATTACAACGATTTCTCGGATCGCATTGTTTGCATGTCGAAATTTCTATTCGAGGTGCAACAGCGAAATCGTCTGGAACAAAAGGGGTTGTTGCGCCGATTCAGTATCTCGTGCTACGGTCATCAAGAATCGGTGGAGGAGATGCGAGCACACAAAGCACAAATGTATATAGATTTGAAAGATAAACGGGGAACCAAAGAATACGACGAATGGTTTTTGAATTACAAACCCACTGGGAAATTCACTGAAAAAAAAACACTGCGAAAAACAAAAAAGAAAAAGAAGAGGGCAAACAAAAAGGCTAACACAAAAACCAAACGATTGTTTTGGTAACTTAGAGACAATATGTATCTAGAACAATTACATATACATCTTGTATTATTTTGGTTGCAAGTTTATAGAATATATGATCTCCAATGTGAACAGTATTTTTAAAATATACGAGTATTCGAACAATGTATAAAATGATTTTCTCAATACAAAATTTCGTCGTTTGACTTGATTTTCTCAGTACTCCCCAATCTTCGACGTAACTGCACATCTCGGTGTTTGATTGTTTGATGTAAAAAGAATGAATGTCCAAGAGCCCGGATAACAATCTGTGATAATTCGTTTGCTCGTTCTTGACATTCCATATATGCCCGATTTTATTCAATCCCAACAAATTCAAATACAATATCTTCTTGTTTGGTTCGCATTTGAAAACATATGGATTGACACCATCCACATATTTGTCTTTATACAACATATTACCATCGGTAATAAATGGAATGAAACACGATTTGATGATCGCATCCAAAATATCATCCACGTCTTTGTACGTAGATTTTACCGGTTTTGTTCCCTTTTTTAAATTGTTGTAGGTTACATAGAGGCGTTTGTTTACCCGATTGCATACATCGTCTGGTATTTTTAAAAAGGTTTTTAGTTTGAACAATACATTCAAATTGTGGTTTGTTCGTATTTCTTTGAATACTTTTTCGTATAGTTCGACCATTGAATCAAGCGAATCGATCAAATACAAAAATCCAACCAGAGACCCAATACTGCATCCCGAAATTCTCTCGACCTTTACGTACCCACGTTTTTCCATTTCCTTCAAAAAATAGAGGGCTCCTAACAAATAACTTCCATTGAAGGCTCCGCCGTCCAAAACTAGATCGATCCTCAATGGCGTCGTCCTATTCTTTATTTTATCGGGGATATTTTCAATGAGTTTGTTCACATATTCGTGTATCATTATTTTACATTGATCGAATAATAATACCATATCTACGCAGATTCGAACAATTCAATTTGATCCAAAAAACGTGTAAACACTAAAAGTCCATGTTCTGTATTTGTATATAAAATTCTACAAGTTGTTGTCATTGCTATACTTTGTGTGTTTATATTTTGCATCATGTCGTCCTTTTTTCCTATCACCAATACCAAATTATTTTTGTAATAATTCATGAATTTATAATCAATTGACATATCATACCAATCTAAATTATGTGAAAAAAAAACATAAAATTTGTTGCTTCGAACTGTATACAATAATGAACTAGAACTGTAAGCAGGTGAAAATCGTGTCTTCATATAAACTCCATGTAATACGCCCTTGGTCAACAATGAAAATGGTAGATTTATATTTATGGCGTCAGTCAAAACTATCTTTGATATTTGATTGCAATTATATCGTTTGCATATTGTTGTAATACGGAGCGAGCCGTGACTATTGCCGACTAATGCAACCCTTTTGAGTTTAGGGATTTGCTGTATAAAAGATATTATATTGTCAACGTGATTCGAATACGTAGTATTGTAGTTGTGATCCAATATAAACACTTGTGCATACAATGCAACATAAACACTATAATGTTTAGTTAACTGATGCAATAGGTATACATTTTCGAGGCCGTTCATTAAATTTATACCGTGGAAATAGATTACGATGTTGTCAGTTTTTGTATTGTTGTAATACCAGAAGAATTCATTATTTTGCGTTATATAAACATACCCCAATTTCTTCCATAAATAATCTGTTATATAATTTGCGATTTTACTTGGTAAATGTGTATATAGTTGTAAAGGGCCTTCAACATTTGTGTAACCCGTGATATAATTTACAAAGAATGGGTTTTCCACTCGTTTACCGTCTTCTAAACATGATGTCGGGAAATGAACAATATCTACGTCTAAAAATGATTTATGATCAAATACCGATTCTTGTAAATCAACTCCAAACATCTGTTTTTCTGTTTCGAAATATTCAGTTTGTGAACTATTGCAATCTAAATAGAAACCCGCAGTTGCAATGCCGAACAAACTCCAAAATATAAACGGTTTGAATATTATCGTATACATTTTCATATGTGTATATTTACTTGATAAAATAATAATAACCAATTTATTTTGACGAGTCATAAGCCCTGGTCCAGCAATCCAACCAAGTGCTTGCAATTTCATTGTAAAAATCTTCTTCCGTTTCAAATTCTTTGGGATGAATAGACTTTGATATTATAGTTCGAATTGGAATTCCTCGTCGCGCAATCAACCTTTTTTCATTGAATGCGATTTCTTTGTTTGAGCTTATACACAATTGAACTGGGAATGATTTATTTATATAAATTTCTTTCAATAATCCATATTTCAAGTAACTTCGAACTTCTTCTTTCGAAGATAATTTAGTGTAATTCAATCGAGTTCCTTCTGGCCAAAAACAAACACGGTGATTTGTTTTTATATTATCGATCGACTTTTTATATATTTCTTGGCGATTGTCTTTTCCGCGACGAATCACAATGCCGCGATCTTCTAAGCAAACTAAAAGTGCAAGAATTCCACTTGCAACAAATGCCATTCTGCGTCCAATACACGTTGAATTTGTGATAAAACAATCCAGTGGCCAGTCCAATGCACATCTATGATTCCCTAAAATAAAACCCTCTTCTATTAGTTGTGTATCCCAATGTATAGAATGCTTAATTTGTAATGATGAATATAAAAAATAATCAAAACACAAATCCAATGAAAAACCTGTAAGTTGGAATGGTTTCATAACAATACATATTGTAGGGAATATCATTATATTCCATAAATAAACAACAATAAAATATAACATTGTATTTCAAAATTTTATATTTTTAAATCAAAATCTGTTAAATTGTTTTGTCAATTTGTCGAGCAGGTAATACAATAACCCGAACAAGACACTGCTAAAAATGAATCCATTGATGTTCATATTGCCATCTTTCGAAAACAAAATGGGAAAATATGCGAACAGATTTCTCTTGAAAAACGGCAACTGAAACAAAAAATATATGACTCCCAACAATACAGGAGTTTGAATTTCGTTGTATGTATCATCGAGTGTATTATCAGTTTTTGCATCCTCGACAACTTCATAGTTTTTGATGTAGTCGACGTGGTGTTCGACTGGCGGCATATAATTTGGTTGAATGTGAGCATCGGTAGTAATGTTTGTAGTATTCATCGGTATGTCGCGAGACGGCAATTGTGTCGCCCCGTTCGCCTGCTGAAGTCCACTGACGAGTTGGTTGATCGTCGTTTGGTCTAAAGTGGTTTTATCGTTTGCGGTTAGAGATATATTGTTTCCGCCGCCGGCAGGGTCTGTGGGTAAATCCATTATATTGGTAGAATCGCTCATAACTAGTATACAGAATGATTGATTATGCAATAAACGAATTCTATATTTTGTCGTTTTCTAGAAATCGATAATTTTCTTTTGTTTGTCGCATTTTGTTGGAGTCGCAACATACTTGTAACACTTGTTGTCATATCTGTAAATTTTATCGTTTATTTCGTCCAATGGAGGGGCGTTAAATATTACACAGTTTTTGCCCTTACAAACTGTTCTAAACAATGAAGCTAATCCAAATCCCAACAATATTGACATTACGTATTTTCCAGTTTTCGTATGAACAAATTTTCCAAATTCTACCATAGTATACCTTTAGATAATCCATACGGGGGCAAAGCCCCCTTTAACCCCTTACGGGGGAAACCCCCGTAAACCCCTCGATTACAGGGGAAACCCTTACTGGATTTTGTTCCACTTTTTTTAAAAGTGGATTAAAAGTGGATTTTGCTCGCTTTTTTTAAAAGCGATTTGCTCCACTTTTTCCAAAAGTGGATGATTTAGGCCTGTATTGGAATATTCTTGATCAACGATGTGTCTTTGGGACACTCGACCTCGGTGGGCTGAAAATAAAAACAATTATCCGCCTTGTCCTTGAAGAGAACCTTGTCGACATTGTCTGGGCTAGGATAAACGTAAATCGTCTTGATATCCGGCCCCAAAACGTATACAAAGAACAACCCAATTGCAAAACTGATTAAGAACGTAGACAAAGAAACATAATCAAATATCATATATATTATGGTAATATTTTACTCCAGGTAGTTTTCTTCTTCGTCCTCTTCTTCTCTCGCATTTTGTTGGGTAGTTACTAAATTCACATTGAAATCTATCACTTCTGGCATTATGGTGTCGAACTCGATATCTCGAATGCCGACCTTTTCTTGCATCAAATGGTAAACGCGATCGTCTTGATCGAACCAGACCATGTTGTTCTTATACTTGAGTTCCATAATATCCTTCAACATTGGGGACAACTCTTTCACATATATTTCGACCGCATCATACATGAACTGTTTGTTGTCATCTTCGTTGAAACTCTTTATGGACGTTTTGATTGAATTAATTTTGTCAAATGATTGTTCGATCAAATGTGTAAGACGTTCATTCGTTTCGGGATTGTCAATTATGTTGTAGTATTCGCGTATCACAATCTCGAGCTCCATTGTGTTTGTCGTTATGAATTCTTTAATCGATTCGAATTCGCTCAATGTATCGTCTGTCGTTTTGTAACCAAACAACAGTTTATTCTTTTCGTTTATTATCGCAAATTTGAGGCGATTCATCGAGCGCTCAACCTTTGTGATATGATCTGGATAGGACGTAAATTTTCCGGCATTGATCTTGATTTTTAGATTGCATGGTGTTGAGACATTTCCACACCTCGCGCTCAACACCCTCGCCTTCAATTGTTCGTCGTATTTACAAGAAAATTTCGTGCCGCCCGGTTGTTTGCAAAGTATACATTTGGGGACTAACTTTTTGAATTTGTTTTTCTTCTCTCTCGCGCTCAGTGAAAGATTGTTCATTATCTCTCGTTTCGCCTTGTTGTTAAATTCATCATAGTTTTTTTTCAATTTGTAATATTCGTTGATGTCTTTAAAGACCTCCTCATTGTCTTCACTCTCGTCGTATGATTCTGACATATACATATACTTATAAAAATTTCTAAATCATCTTTTTGTGAATTACATCGAACTCGCTATCCCACGACGGCAATCCCGTAATCAGTTCTTGGTGTACCCTTCTTTTAGTTTCTTGAAATTGTTTGATCTTGGACAAAATGTATTGTTGTTTTTCTTTGTTCTTGTCGTCTTTCTCGCTTTGTGTAAGTCTTCCTTTGTATTTGTAAAATAGTATAAGCCCAAACACAAAAAGAAACGACGATAATACCGCAATGTTGAAGATAAGGTTGTGGTAATTGTTTTTGATTGCGTGACATTGTTTGAGTGTCTGGCTCAGGAAATATTTTACTCCCGGCTCTGTCAATATCGGTTTGTCCATTGAATAACCTCCGTATTTTTTTTTATTTTTTTACCCAATGATATGTATATGGCAAGTTCTTACACGAATATGTTTGTATTCATGATAGTAACACTCATTTATTTTTTGAAGAAACCAAAGATGACTTTAGATGATACAAAAGATCCGTCTAAATACACCAGATCCGTATACATGGTTTTAGGAATCTATTTTCTCGCCGTGACGGTGCTTCAATGGGTTATCAACGTAATTACGATAACGTCTACATGTGGAGGGAGCATCGCAGAAAACATAGGAGCGGCCGGTCTCTACACCGTCATCCCCTGGACGTTTATATTCGGCGTCGTCATACTCACGCTTATCGTTTTCCCAGGATTTAAAAGCGCATTCTCAGACGTCATCGGCTATTACTACATATCTTTCATCTCGGTCAGTATACCGGGATTCGCGACCCCTATGTCTGTGAATGGAATGTTGACGGAACTATTGGTCGACAAGGACATAGACCAAGCGATTGAGAAGAGCGATAACAAGAGTTCGCTTCAGGACGCGGCCGACATGATCATCAAGATCTGCGGCAACAAATCGATCCTGATAAATCAAATGCAGCCAGACAATTTCGAATCCTATTGGAAACTGTTGAACCCATTGATGAAACCCAAATATAAGGGTGACGGTGGAGCCGAGTTGAAGAAATCATTGTTCGACATGGTGGTTACACGCGACAATGTCGGCGAAATGATGTGGTATATATACACGGGAATACTGTTGTCATCAATTGTTCAAATGAAATTGGCTAGTCGGCGGTGTGCCAGTAGTCCGGCGACTATGGAGAAAAATTATCAATCATTCTTGGAGACGGAACAGAAGAAAAAGGAGGAAGAACTACGATCTACCGACATGAACTACGTGATTGCTGGTTAACTCATTTTATCAATCAAAATCTCTCTTGCTATTTTTCGTATGATCTTATTCTCATTGTCTACATCTTCGTTACCTAGACCACCAAGCGATTCGATTCGCAATATTTGATACCTGTCAGCGTGCTTAGAATCCCAATTCATACAATCTGGATACTTGTCTCTAAAAAGCTGTATGTTCTTGCTGTTCTTGAATGCTACGCATTTGATGATCCTTCTAAGGATCTTGTTGTCATCGCCCTCCTTTTCCCACTTGTCTATCACTTTTGCATACAAAACCTGTCTTTTCTGGTCAGTACAATGAATGGGTCTCTCATTCTCATCAAGTGACTTTAGTTTCTTGATTATAATGTCGGAGATACCATTTACGAATCCCAAGTTACCTACATTTTCAAAATCGGATAATTGAAGATTGAATGAATCGATGAACTGCGTCACATTCATAGCATCCTTGCAATCCTCGTTCAAAAACACATTCAGGTTGAATGCCTTGTTGTGTGAGTTGATGTTTCCGTTGTTGGTTATGTTGTTATTGTTTTTGCAAACATCGCTAAATGTCTCTAACATTTTGTTGTTTTGCTCTATAAGCATGCTCTTGAATTCTTCATTTTGTTTGATTAGTTCAACGACAAGGTTTTGGTCTGTTTCTGTTTGTTCGTTGTTAGTTGTTTTGCAACTCTTTTTGTGCTTCCATAATCCACTATTTGTTTTCAAGCGCTTCCCACAGTTACATTCATATTGTTCCGTAAAAAGCGTAATATTATTTCCATTACTTAATTTTTTGTGTTTTGCTGTCAACAAGTGTCTTTGCCAATCACATTTCATATAGCATTTAAAGTCACACACCGAACAAAAAAATCTTGGTAAGTTTTTTTTAAGTTTTTCCATTTCCGTCTCTTCCTTAATGTCTATAAATATAATAATATTTTATAGACCACGAATAAAAAAAAAAATTTTTATCGTCACAAAGTGAAATTTATTTTTTTGGTCGTGAGACGCTAAAAATCAATTATGGTCACAAATGCATGTTTTTCAAACACTGATTGGCTTTTTTCCGAAAATGGACATTTATAAATGTCCAAAAACGATTTTCCTAAAAAAGTCTTGAGACAAAAATCCGAGAAAATTATATAATAAATTCCCAAACCTACTTAAAGACTTTTATCAATTGAAGAACCCAATGCAGGTTTCAATAACGTTTGTAAAAAATGAAATATCCTTATCTAGCGGCAATACAAATCGATCCCTGTTTGCCTTTTCTTTGTATTCATTTAGTTTATTCAATACCATTTGTTCAATTGTATTCAAATTATCTTCGTTCTTACAACCTTTGAAATAAAC